CAACTAAATTAGTAAAGTCGATGGTAATGTTGTCATCTACGTCTTTGCTTACAATTAAATCACCGCCCACAAAGTCGTAGCTGTTGGTGTTACTTGTTACAACAGTGCCGTTGTCAAGAGTAGCTAATTCCGCACTGACCACAAGTGTTCCGCCGCTGGCATCGCCCACGAGATCCACGCCCGTAACGTCTTTGAATGTGTCAAATATTACATCAAATAATCCTTCGCCGCCGGTAAAGCCCGCGTAGATGTCATCTAGGTTGTTGAGCAGCGTGAGGATACCAAGTGCTGTTGCCAGCGCACCCGTGTTGTCCAACACATCTGTATTTGGGTCTATGGCATTGGTTACTTGTTTTGGCGCGTATACCACAGTAACACTTGGGTCGGAGAACGGTCCTGTTACTACACTGTTAACACCACGTGTCTTAATAACAAATTCGCTAGTGTCTAGACTATCTACATCTGCAATTACGTTGGTGTTAGCCGGAAAGGTTTCGGCATTGACCTGACGTTTGGTCGTGAGCAGTGTGTAGCTTCTTGCGCTTTCCGCACTGTTTACATCGTTACTAAGCCAGAACTCCATACCTTCCACAACACCTGTGGGACTTAATGATTCCATTTGAACGCGTGGTCGTGCATTGTTTTCAAACTTGGTTATTTGTGGAATGCTAGGCTCGCCAATACTGCCAATGGTAATAATACCGTCGGCATTACTTCTTGTAAAGCGTGTGATGCTGATCACACTGTAAACGTCTGCATCGTATTCTAGTGCGGATATCTTAAGTGTAATGCCATCGTCACTCTGGCTTTCTGTTACGGTAATAACACGGAACAGCTTTGAAGTAAAGTTAAGACTTGAGTTGGTTAGGTCAACAACGTCACCGGCTTTCAATCCAATGTAACTGTAGTCAACTTCAAAATCAACCATTAGATTCACACGGCTTTGTTTCAACTCTATAAAGCCTAATAGTTCTGCTTGAACAGCTTCGTTAATATTGTCGTATGTGATAACCAGCGTGTTGTCTGGCTCATTAGCATTGCGTTCGTTGGCTGGGATTTCAATCTTAATGAAGTCGCTGCTATCACGCAAGTCTCGATGTGGGAATTCTACTTTGACGCTGTTATAAAGGTCAGTAAGTCCAGTGCCGCCCACACCAATGGACCCCAATACATTCGCATCACTAAAGCTGGCAACACTTGATGCGGCCTTATTAATAACCACGCCCCAAACGCCTGCTTGTGTGTCGTATGTCAACCAAGTTGCGGCGGCACTACATAGGTTCTCAGCGTTTTCTAATACGTTTTCGTCAGTGTCAACCAAACCATTTATCTGGTAACGATTAGGTAGTGTTTGCGCACCTGTTCCTTCGTCATTGTATGCCACAGAGTTTGCGCTGTAGGTGTTCAGATCATCAAGTGTAGTTGTGTCAAGGTCGGCTGCGCCAATACCCAACCCGTAAACTGTTGAGGTCAAGTAGTCCTCAACAACATCACCGGGCAAGTTCATACTGTTTTCTACTTGAAATAGTATGTTGCCCAATCCCGTAACGTTCTTGTCACGACTATAGTTGACTTTGATTATGGCAAATATTAAGTCGTCGGCTGGGTGTGTTAGTGCTGTCCATTCAGGAAATATAGTGTAAGCGTCGGGCACTGTGCCAGTATAACTTTGTGGAACTTGTCCAAGCGTTGAATCACCTGCATATAGATATACTTCAAACAGTCCGTCGATGCTTTGATCAATGGTGCCATTAGTGTCTACGGCATAGCTTGAAGTAATACCATCTGCGCGAAACACAATGCGTTGTCCATTGCGATATACGTTATTGAATACGTAGGTTGATGCCGTGCCGTCACTTAGTTTAACACCGGTTCTTTCAGATAGTGCCAGAGCATACCACATGGTCTTATTGTCTGCACTCATTCGCGCATCGAATATGTTACCACTAAAGTATGCTTGTCCATACAACACAGGAACTTTAGTCTGCGCATCTGGTTCAATCTGTAGTCGCACACCTTGGTCAATGTTCTTTGTGCCACTGTTGTTTGATTTGATTGTGTTTGAACTAAGTCGACTTACGGCATACCCAAGGCCAATAGTTCTAATTAGACTGCCACCAAAGCTGTCTCCACCCGCATATTGAAGTGCAGTTTTGCCCAAGTCGGCTACGCCACTTAAAAAACTCATTTAGGTGCTCCGAAGTTAAAGTTTGATTTTGCTAGTGCACCAACACGACTCATCAACTCTTGTGCTGGGAAGTCTATTGGGTTAGTCCTGCGCCCGCTAACTTTGTTATTTAACAATTCCACAATGTTGGTTATGTTCAGAGTGATTGTAATGCTGCCAGTGTCACTGCCCATATCTAAATCGTTTGCAATGTCAAAGTTACTTACGATGCCTTCAAACTTGGGTGCAGGGTTGCCTGACATGACAATTAGTTCGCCGGTAGTTACATCAAACAATCCACGCTTGACAGTTACGCTACTTCCTTTAATACGGTTGTCAAGTATCTCAGAAACGTTGCTGGATGGCACACCGCTGATTGATATACCTACTTCTTTTGGGGTTGCTCGCAGTTCGTCTGTTGTTGTTGTAATGTTTAATAGTTCGCCAAGGCTTTGATAAGTGTCCGAACCTATAGTGTAGTCTTTGTGATAATCTGTGAATGTTAATACCTGATAACCTGGCACGTCCATCTTAACAAAGAGGTTTGATTGTATACTTGTATAACTTGATAGATCCAACGCCATTATAGTGCCTCCGCAAACACAAACTCACCACTCCAGCTTACTTGATTGTAACCGAAGATGGTCCAAGTTGGCATACTCACGCAGATAATGTCCCAGCTAACATCAGTGCCCACTTTAAGAGTGTATCCGCCGACAGCTTCGCGAATGGGACGATGAACAGTAATTGTGTCTACGTTGAACGCTACATCTTCTACCACAGTGTAAACACTTGCACTTCCTAACTGAATGTAGTCACCTGCTCTAAAGCGAAAGCCCGAACCAAGTGTTGCTCCCCCAGTTATGGTTACTGTATTACCGCTAGTGTAGCTTACTGTGACGCCGGTTACGTTGGTTAAGTCACCTTGATACTCCGCTATGTAAGACATACCCGGATTACTAATTTGGACGGTGTCTACAGTGGTGCGATCCAATGAGTCAACTAATTCAATTAAGCGTCTGTTATCACTCCACTTGGGACCGTCTGGAAGACTAACTATGAATTCATAATTAGCCGCACCAAGGCTAGTTGCTTTTACCACACCGCCTCTGCTAATGGTTTGCGCAATGTTCTTGCGCTTGCTTATGCTGATCTGTGTTGCGTTGTCAAATACATATTGAAACGACATCTGTTTATCTCCTTGTCTGCGGCAGGCTGCGCTTACCACGTTCTGTTACGGCGTATATAAATTCAGGGTCACGTGCTACCATTTGCTTGAAGCTGGCTGCATCAACTGCGTTTATGTTGTATGTAACGTTTGAGCTGCCAGCGCCTGGTGTAACCTGAGCGGGACCACTTACAAGTTCAGGACCCTTCTCACCAACAACACCAAACTGACCACTTGGAATTGTGCCACCGTTAGCAAAGAAGCCAGCAAATGTGTCTAAGGCGCTGCTTCCGCCACCGCCACCACTGCCAAGTGCTCCAAATGTTGAAGCAAGCAATTGACGTATCTGACTTCTCAACAGTTCTTCAAGTATGGTGTCAATAAAATCACGGAACTCAAACTTACCAGTCTTGGCAAAGTTGACAATTGAATCTTCCATTGACTGCGTGGTCTGTTGAAATAAACGTTCTGCTGTTTGTGCTGCGTTAGTAGCGTTGTCTTGGTATTCATCAAATGCACGTTCCCAGCCAGTGCTGAACTGCCTTGACTGCTCATACGCTGCTTGTGTTGCTTCCTGCTGGGCTTTAATTGCTGCTCTTGTGGCTTTGTCAATTTGCTGTAGCTGTCCCTGCAGAATAGCATCGTTTTGTCCAGGCTCTAGCTGATCCTTTAGGCGCTGCTTTGATGCTCTGGCAGCACGTAGTTCACGCACTTCAATTTCTTTGAGTTCACGTGTTATGCCACGCAGTCCTTCAAGCTGCTTGTCTTGAATAGCGTCTGCTGTGCGCTGGTTGATGTCTCTGATGATTTCATCTGTGCGCTGTTGTGAACGTTTGAGAGCAAGTAGACGCTCTTGCTTGGCAATCTGTTCGTCAGTTAGCTTGTTGTTGTCTTCTGATGATTCGTTAACATCGTCTTGTGCTTCTTTGTTCTGGTTAAGTGCGTCTTTGGCAGCACGGTGATTGATGACAATCTGTTCAATTGTGCCTTTAATAGCGTCGCCAGCTTCACCTAAGAAGTCACGTGCCATTATTTCATCCCAGTCGACTGGTTCAATGCCTTTGATCTTGTTTACTTGATCGGCAATAGTAAAGAACAATCCCTGGAACTCACCTTCAATTGGGTCGTCACCGAGTGTTTTAATGAAGTCCCACAGTTCTTGCAGCCTTGTTGATGATTGATCAACAAATGTCTGAATGCCCACACCTGCTGCGGAGAAACCTTGGGCAAACAAGCGTGGCACCGCAGTCACCGCTCGAACGATGTAATCGAAGAAGCCAACAAGACGTCCAATGCCTGTGTTTACAAACTCTCTAATCACAGTGAGCGCACCAGTAAATGATAGTCTAAATGGTTCTAGGATGCCTGCTATCAAGTCAATAAAGTTTTGAAATGCAGTTACAACAGTTGTGCCTACCACTGTGGCCAACGTTTTTGCTTTGCTGACCAATGCAAGTAAGATTTCGCCCACACTAGAAGTTGTCTCACCCAAAGTGACAGTGGTGTCTTTGAAGTAAACTAAAAGTCCAGCGGCGGTAGCAATTGCTGCGGTAACTGGATTAATGAACGTCAACAGCTTGCCAAACAATGCGCCTAATCCTGCCAATACTCGACCAGCTACACCAAATCGTGCAAGCCCTCTGGCAGCGCCGTTGGCTTCTACGTTGAATTCAATGAGTTGATTGATGGCTCCGCCGATGCTGCGTTTAATACCGGCAAACAATTCAACAAGTTTAACTGTGATCAGAGCACTTGCGGCAGCCTTAACTAGGTCTAAGTTGGCCACTAGGAACTTGATTGCTTCAGCACTTGCTTTGATTGCGTCACCTAGGTCAGCACCAAGTTCTTTTGCTAGTTGGTCGTTCTGTTCGAGCACATTGGTTATTTCATCTGCTACTTCTTTGAGTGCTGGGCGTAGACCCTGTGTAAATTCACTTGATGCAATGCTAGCAGCGCCACGTAGGTTGCTTAAACTTTGATCAAGTGTTTGTGCGTTGGCTTCTGCAGCGCCGCCATACTCAGTGTTACCCAATTCAACCAGTAAGTCAATAAGTTCACGCCCGTTAGCTACTGATCCCAAGAATGAGTTGCCAAGGTTAACACTTAATTGTTCGCCCTCTCGTGTGACACGCACACCAAACTCTTTTAGACGTTCAAATTCGCCAGTCAATGCGTCAGCAGTTGCTTCAGCCACCTGTTCTAGCGAGCGTCCGTTAGCTGTGGCAACGTTTGATAGAGCTTCTAGGCTTTCAGTTGTGGTGCTGAGACCGTTTCTTTCAAGTATTACAAACGCGCTGTTGATGTCAGCTACGTCTTGTGGTAGCTGTTTGCTCAATACCTGAAGTCTTTCTAGTTCTCGACGTGCTGCTTGCTGGCTGCCAGTTAGTGTAGTAAGGATGGTTTCAAACTTTTCAAACTCGAGCCCCACGCCCACAATACTTCTACCCAGCTGTGCAAGTTCGCTAACGGCAATAATACCTGCCAGGCCACCTAGGGCAGCTTTGACTCCGTTGATGCCTCTTGTTGCCCCACGCGTGTCAACGTCTAATAGATATCTATCTCTAGTTGTGGCCATCTTATTTTCCTAGTATCCGTTTAACCAAGTCTTGGATGAAGTCAATTGTTGGCTCGCTCATTCCGTTTGGCGCTTGCTTACTGTATCCGTTGTCTAGCGGTGTGGCATAAGGGTAGTTTGCTTTGATTGTTTCGCCTTGTAGCCGTGTTCTGCGTCGTGCGTTACCAGTGTCAACTGGTGTAATGCTTTTGAAATAGTCGTGAGCTTCGTTGGGCACACGATTCAGCTTGCGCTGTTTGCGGGTGAGTGTTGGTGCAATTCTATTAGTTTTCTGACGCAGTCTCATTTTTCTTTTCCTTCACTTTCTTTACCATATTTAGTAGGTCTTCTTGTGAGTGATTATGAGCAGTTTTCCCGTCCTTCTCTTCGTTGCGCTTGAAGTTCTCATATTGAACAGCTAATTCTGCACACTGAACGTCAGCAGTGTCCCCCGACTTTAACACCTCACTTGGCAATTTGCCATAGCGCGTGGCGACAAAATCCAGTGTCAACCACGCGTTCATCATAGGTGTTACTCTACTGAAGTCGGGGTCTTGGTGTTTCCCAAGCGATTCACCGTCTTCTCAATCACTTTTACCATCACATCAATTGGCAAACTAACGTCTTTGTTGATGATTTTCTTACCCTGTTCATCCATAATCATATCTTCGACGATGTGAGCAAGATCTTCAAGTGAGTTTTCGTTCTGATCCATGCTGGCCAGCTTCATAAACACTGACATTGGCTGGCGATCATAGATGTAGAACTCAAGTTCTTCACCGTATTCTTTTACGATGTCTTCGTCGTCAATTACAATTTTGGTAAGGGTAGGCTTTGATGCGAGTTGTTGTAGTTTCATTTCTGTTTATCTCCGTTTCTGTTGATCAAGTTGTTGACCAAAACGATTAAAAAGTTCAATCTGTTCTTGGCTTTCTTAATATCTGTTTGTGCGCAAGCAATTTCGTTGTTTGCTTTTGCAGTTTCTGCTATGATACTTTCCAGTATCTCTTTTTCACTCTTGTTCTCAATTATATCTTTCATCTATTAACCTCTACTTTGTATTTAGCAAACACAAAAGTAGGGGAACTAGCCCCCTACTTTTTCACTTGTTTTCACAACATTAAACTACAGTATAGTCGCCTGTTACGGTGATTGTGATTGGTGATACCCAGACTGGGCTGTCCGCTGACACAGTTGGTGCAAGACCAGTAATGTAGCCTTTGCCACTTATAGTTTTGCCTGTGCTGCCGTCACTTTCGTCACCCATGAACAGTTCAAAATCAACAAGATTCTTGTCGTTTGAAAGGCCAAAGATGCCCGCAGTTTGTGCGTCTTCAGATGTAGCTGCGCTGTCACCAAAGAATGTTAGCTGGTCCAACACAATGTTCATACTCAAGCTGTTGGTAGCTGTAGTAGCAACCTGTTGCTTAGAAGCACTATCAAGTGATGTCCAAGTGAATACATCGTTAGATGCGTTTAGTGTTACGTCTTGCAGAGCAGGAACGTCAAGACCATTGGAGTCACCTGTCAACTTTAGGTTGAGGGTTACCTGTGATATTGCGTTACCTGGTGCTGGGTAAATGTAAGCCATGATTGGTTTCCTTATGTTATCCTGGTAAATTCATATTCTATTTCACTGATCAACAAATCACCTGCATATTCAGTGCTGGTAAACACCAGTCTGCTTGTGCTGCCTTCAAATGTCACACTGTCTTTGACACTCTGTAGCTTGGCAATATTCGTTTCATAATCAGCGGGTTTGTTCTTCGCATCAATAGCAAAGAACACACTGACAGTTGTTGTGGAGTTGTTTACGTTGCAGCCCCCATTCAAAGTCTGAAACAATGGCTCCTGACTTGTCTGTGGATTGTCAACGTAAACTTGTTTGGCGTTCTTAATAAAGAGAGCCTGGCCATTGTCATCAAATGGCAGTTCATTGCTCACGCCCAGAGAGCCTAAGCCCGACAAACGTATTTTTTCAATGATTTCATCTCTCATTATCTAATCCTTTTTAAGTTGTAGTGTCCAGGCTCTTTTTCAGACGATGCAACAGTGCCATCATCATCAAAGTCATACCAGTCACCCAAACTAATTAAATGCCCAAACAGACGATCTGCTTTGTTTGAATAGTAATCCATCTTATTCCGTTCGTCGCTGTCTTCTGCGCCAAAGTCCGCTATCATAGGCAGCGTATATTCAGCGAGTGCAGTGTAAACAGCAAGTTCTGTGAACAGTTCCTGCCTGCTTACAATGCGATTGACATCTAAACTTGGGATATCAGCTAACGTGTTGATGGGATTGCCGTTTGTGTCACGGCGTTGCAGATAATAGTCTGTCCACCAACTATACGCACGAAACCTTGTGAGCACGTCCGCCGTAGCTTGTATAAGATGCTCTTCAACTAACTCGTCAGTGATGCCTTCATTATTGTCAAAGATTCTCTGATCACGCTTTAACACGTCATCAAATACAGCAAAGCTGATTACATTGTTGTTCTCAATAATAAAAGACATCATCTACTCCTTATACTGAACCGACGATTTTAACACCGAAGCTGTCTTGTAGAATAGTCTGACCTACCACGGCACTTACCATGATGTCAGTAGCACGCGCTGCTGCTTTACGCTCGTCTTCCATTACAACACCGCCACGGATTGCGTGACCGATTGCCTTAGGACTGAATACTGCGCCTACTGCGTTAACGTCGCCATCAGCGTCAGTGTTAAGATCTGACTTAACTAGTGCAGATTCAAAGATCTGGCATCCAGCTATTGAACCAATGTAGAAGCCACGTAGGATGTCGCTACCAATTTCACTTGCGGTCAAGTTAGCGCCACCAACAGTTGCTAGTTCTTTCTTCAAGCTAAGTGCTTGACGTGGGTCAACTACACAGTAGAAAGGACCAGTGATCTTGTTGCTGCGTAGGGTTGCTACTGCTTCAAAGATGTTGTCAACTGTTACTGCTGAGTCCTCAACGCCCACACTCTGTGTGAATGAATTGAACAGATCCCAAACGCCTTGGTCCATCTTTTCAGCAATGGCCATACCAGCGTTCATGCCTAGCTCAGAGATAACGTCACGCTGTGCAGAATCACGTAGGAAGTCAGTGATCTGGAAGTATGTGCCGATTTCACCAAGAGTGATTTCTGCTGAGTTTGTGTTGGTGTCAGCTGCGCTTGGAGCAACACCTTCAGATAGGTCTACTGCTGATACTGCTGAGTAAACAGGAACCTGAAGAGTCTTGCCTTGGTTAGCTGGGTAATCAAAAGCTGTTACGATTTGACGAGCTACTGAGTTCTCGTATGCAGCAAACTGTGCTTCTGCAAGCAGGTTAGTAAACAGTTCACTGTTAAGGGTTGTGTTGTTAGCCATGGTGTAATCTCCTTAAGATATTGGCGTATTAAATGTTGCCAGCCTTCTTGGCTTCGGCATACTTTTGTCTATCCGCAGGATTCTTCATGTCTAGTTTTGAGATATCAAGTTTACCACCGGGAGCATAATAGTTGCTCTTAGTGTGGGTTGTTGATGCTGTCGGTTGAACGAAATGCGGATTCGAATCTAAGAATTCTCGCACTAGGTCGTCTACACCTACTGGGTTGCCGCTGTCATTATAACGAACGCCGCCCTTGCCATCAGTAACCACAACTTCGCCATCATCACCCAACTGCACATTGCTTGCCAGCAAGCTCTTGACTTGTTCTGGGTTCACACTTTTATAACGTGCTGCTGCATCAAGTAGTGGGGTGTTAACCTTATACTCTTTGATGATTGCGTCTCGCTTCTGGATTTCTGAATCCTTTACTGACATTTTCTCCTGAAGTGTTTTTTCAAACTCACCACGCTTGAGCTGTTGTTCCTCACGCTGTTGTTCCGCTTTGGTTTTCAGATCACGCAGTTCTTCTGGATCACCCAATCCTTCATAAGGCTTTAGAAGTTTCTTCTCCATGCTGCCCTTCATTCGAGCCATCATGTTGTCTACTTCTTCTTGGGTATATGTCTTTGTTGCTTCTTCTTGTGCCTGACTTGATTTTTGATCAGCTGCGTCAGTTGCTGCTGCTTCGCCAATGTTTTGTTCTTCGGCCATTGTAATCCTCGCCCGCTCTTAACGGTTTGTTTGTAATTAGTGTCAGCAGACAGAACCTACTGTCTGCTGCTACTGTTATTTAGTATAATCATAG